TCATTTTTCTTCATTGACGAGCAAGCTGTCGTCATGGTCAACACCAGAATAATCATAGTTAGTCTTTTCATAATTTCCTTTATCGTTTGCCACTAATAAACAATCTGCCTGAATTGTTTGAATAAAATTGTCTATTGTAGCTCTATCTGATTTAACAGGTCCGTATTTCATAACACGGAGCCTGTCAGCCATCTTTTTAATAGAGTCTATCTTATCGCAAAATTCACTAATTTTGTGATTCATCTTTTTCACCTAATAAACCAAATTTTTTTACTAGACTAGCAAAATCTTCTTTAGTTTTTGCCCAACTCTTTTTTTGATATTCTTTTGTTTTTTCAACTTCACCTGTAAACCAGTTACCAACTTTACCTGGTACTTCAGCTACATTAGAAGCAAACTCTTTTGGAGTTATAGTCTTATTTTCATCTGCATTTGCATGGTTACTTGCTAAAGCAATACCAAGTACAAATACTGCAATTACCCAAATTGTAGGTAGATTGTCAAGAATGTGTTTCTTCACACTTTCCTCCCTGCTGTTTTTAGGTCACTTTTATTTACCACCATATAAGGACCCTTGTTATATGCCGGCACGATAGTAAAGTTTTTACTTGCTTCTATCTTCCAAGAATTGTCTGGCTTTGTGCCACCAGTACCAATTTTATTAGACATTTGAACATCTGATAAGGTGTTCTCTCTTGGCATTGTTCTATGAGCAATATCAATTGTATGTCTACCATCACTCGTCAACTTAATTCTACCATCATCATCACAATCAAAACCTAATTTCTGTAGATACTTGATATGTTTTCTCAATGATTCTAAATATAATTTTGTTGGCTTTCTTCGTCTTGCTTTACGAATTGCACCACTTGATTGATTTGTGTAGATAATTGCCATTAGTTTATACTCACCTTTTCTGATTTCTCTAATTCACTTTCTTGCATTTTTTCAGCATATGATTTGCCGAATACTTTTCTATAGAAGTGGTCTCTAGGATTAGATGAAGACCATGCCTCTAATAAATTTGTAAAGTTTATATCTAAACCATCATAATATTCTGGATGGTCTTTCTGTAACTCTACATGGTCTTTGAAAAATTGTACTCTGTTTTTGTACTTGTCTTTCTTTAATTTAGCGTCTTTGGATTTTGCAACATCAAACTCTGCAAAAAGAGTTTCTTTACTGTAGAACATAATATAATAGTAATAAGCCTTTCTCGTTTATATTCAATTAATACTTAACTATACCACAACCGTCTGGAAATGGCAAGCCTTTAAAAAAGCGTGATTTTTAGTGCTTTTTTCAAAAAAAGAGGCGCCAGGATGCACCAGGATTGGTGAATCAAAGCTTTCGTGTATCATTGTACCCTCGTTTTTTTAGGTTCCCCAGCACTTCCCCATTGATTATGCTTAGGATCCGTCATCTGCTTTATGTGTTCATCACTATATCCACTCACATAAGCGTCTTTTTGAGATTCGGCTTCTGCCCATTTCTCAAATTCTTCTACTTCTTTCTGTTTGAAACCAATCAACTTATTAATCTCATCTACGATAAGATATCTTGGTTTTTGTTCATCAACAAGTTTTCTAATAGATTCTAACTCTTCAATATTTTTTAAAACATCAATCATTTTTTATCCTCACTTGACATCAATAACACGATATAATGTATCGCCTTTAATAGGTCTTTTCTATTACGACCTGCTTTCTTACCATACCTACAAAGATACTTAATAGCATTTGCTTGGCAAAAATCTTTATCTATATCCAAATGTCTTAACATATCTTGCACCTGGAAACCATCTTTTGTGGTACTATAGTGTTCACCATAAGTACCTTTTATGTAATCATGTATTTCTTTGATTATTTTATCTTCATTATATTTCATATTATATTCCTAACGCTTTTATAACATCTTCCTCTGATAATGGCAACCTTTTACCAGATTGTATCCAGTCTACCATTTGTTCAAAGTTAAAGGCTTCATCTGCCTTACCTTCTTTTTCTAAAACTTTTTGTGCTACCTTAAAAAACTTTAAGATATTCATATCATTACCAGCACCATCTGGTTTGCTTTGATATTTACCTGGTCTTTGATTTGACATATTTTACCTCACTCTTAAAATCTTCTAAATGGTTTAAATTTGCATGACTTTGGTCTTTGATTGCATATGCTAAAGTAGCAGTATGTTCTAATATCGTTCTTTGAAACAAATCTTTTGCCTCGTCATATGTGTGAACAATAGTTTTTGTGGTCTTACCTAATGGTCGCCACTCAACTATAGAATAACTATCTGCGTTATCAATTATATTTTTTTCCCACTCTGTAATCATTATTCTAAATCGTCTGCTTTTCTTTTAACAATTTTTACTATCTGACTAAAATAACACCAGTTAGAACCACCAAATGTAACTGCACCTGTATATCCTAAATCTGTATCATATACTTGAGCATTGCAACTAGTATCTGACTCAGCAGCTATATCTTCTTTTTCTGTTGCGATACCTATATTGATAAGTTCACCTTGACGACCTCTTTGGTCTTCTATCGTATCACCTATTCTTATTAACATACTATACCTCCCATAAATTTAGTAACTTCTTCTTTGAAGTCATGTTTAAAAAATTCTCTTGTATTATATCTTTGACCATAATCTGTATAAAATGTATTATCATCATAATGACCAGATTTACCAAATTCATCTGCATATGTTTTATAATACTCTGAACCATGTATCATATTCACCTCTGAATAATTGGCATAGTTACTAGCAGTTTCTTTGTAATTCTTATCACAAAACTCTTTAACTTTTTGTTTGAATTCTTTGTTATTCAATCTAGTCAATTGTGATAATGGTAGATTTCTGAATATAGTATAATTGATAAAGAAATAATCCATATCTTCATCATCATAATATTGTCTTTGATAGACTAGATGTATTGTTGATTCTTTCATTAAGCGTTCATTTCGTATTCAATAACTTCATCAACATTGTATTCATCAATATCAACCAAGTCTAGGTTATCAACTTTAAGTATCTCAGCTTTCGCTTTTACTTTGTCAATAATACCACTCTTTAAATTTTTGATGATATCATCAACTGCTTTCTCGGCACTATCCCATGCCCATTGTTTTACTTTACTCATTATATAAGTCCTTTCTTATTGTTAGTTAGTAATAGTATATCAAGAATTTGAAGTAGAGTCAAGTAATTTCTTTTCTTGGCTTCTTCTATTCTTTCTTTTAGTGTTTTTTTAATCATAATATACATATACTATACACGACCTGGCCTATAAAGCAAGCGAAAAAAGCGTTTTTTTTGAAGTTTTTTTTGTTACCTGGTAAGGGTTACCGAGGTGCGACATAAATGACACGCTATTTCCAAGCGTTTTTTACCCATTTTTTGTCTGATTCATGTGGATTCGGCTGTCCGTGAAACACGGTTACCAACGATTCGCCATTATGTTCAAATGTCCAGTCTTGAGCTGAGTATCTTCTACCTTTTCGGTCATACCATTTATATGATTGTGTCCACGAATCAGGAAATGAGGAGACGGAGAGTTTACCTGGATTATCTTTGATAAGGTGAGATATTAGGTTTTGGTCTCCAGGATATCGTTTTAAAAACTCGGACCTACCCTTCACAAAATTTTCCCACATATGATTACTAACTGGTTTATGTTGAAACCTCATTATACTAGAATTCCATAGGCCAGTTACAGGATTAAAATCGTTCATACCCATAAAGTGGTTTCCAGGTTCGTGTTCAAAGAAACAATCTATGGATGATGTAATGACTACATCTAAATCCATGTATAAAGTGGTATCTGGTAAATCTACATCTGGATGAAACAATTGCATTTTGTTCCACCAACCCTCTAAATCAAATAAAGGAAACTTTACAACATTTATCTCTTCACTAACCATTTTGTGCATTTTTACATGGTCAGTAAATACTGTAAATTTAAATTCTTTAGTGAGATTTCTTTTTGCCATATTGTAGAGTTTTTGAACATACTCTACAGGATACTTGTCACCATAACATACACAAACAAAATTATTCATACACCTAACCAATTAAAAACTGCTCTGATAGATAAAATCAAATACATACATTCCATTAAAGCTCTTGGCCAATCTTTATCTTTATAACCAAAATACACCCACATTATACAAGCGGCTACACTTAAACTCCACCCAATCCATTGAGTTGCCACATTGGCACCCGATAGAATAAAAACACTAACTACAGCAAGAGAAAACCCTAACCATCTATATTTGTTCTTTAAGTATCTCATAAGCTATACCACTCTCTATTTCTTGTATAGTAAATTGATTATCTGCAACCATTTTAATCCATTCATTCATGGTCTTATGACCTGGTTTCATAGGCTTATTTATTTTAGTTAAGTCTTTGCTGGAAATAAAACTACAAATATGTCTTTGATGTGTAAAGACAGGTACCATATTCATAACTGCGTCAACAGCTGCTAATGACATATTAGTTACTAAAGCATGACAATCTTTGAAGTCATCTCTAATATCTGTTTCCCACCATTCATTTCCTGGTCTAGGTTTATTTCTAAACTTGATAGGCATATCTGTATGTTTTCTAATTTCGGTTGTAACTTCATCAACCCACTTTTCTTGAGTCATACCATTAATGTGATGAGTTACCGTAGGTGATGATGGTGCTAATAATATATGTTTAGTTTCGCCACCACCCCAACCTTTGAATAGACAATCTATACCTTGACTTTCTAGTTTTGATACTCTTCTACCATCGCCAACTTTACATCTGATAGTATGAATATTGCCTTTACATATTCTAAAATATGTCTTGTCGTAATCGTGTATTTTAGGTTCGGGATATCTAGTTATTTGCTGTGTGAGGTAACCAACATCAACATACCACCATTCTATGCCATAATCTATACATCTCTGTATTTCTCTAATATTATTACCTGCTAAACCCCAAAAAAAGTGTACAGGACGGCCTTCGTCTTGCCAACCTTTTTCAATTGCTGGCCAGATTTGGTGTGATAGGCAATGTTGCCAATTAATTTTATGTGTTTTTATCATTGCGTTTGTTTCTGCCCATGTAATAATCTCCCGGTTCGTAATTCCATTTTTTACCGTGATGACCTCTTACATCTGCATAAAACATTCGCAATTTAACTATGATTTTTCTGAGCGCTAATGTCATATTCAAAGTTTTGTGTATCCTCGTTAATGTTAAGTTGTTTTGCACCATTTTTTATATGAAAGTGTGTTGCCATGGGCGTCAAAGGGGATAATGTTACAACTCTTTGAATTCCATTTACTCTTGCATACTCTAAAACCTTATTTATAATTTCTCTGCCTGCGCCTCGTTTTCTTGACCAAACTGTGTAGGCTATAGCAATGTTCTTTTCGTTTTTTAGATTAGCAAGTTCACTCATCATATCTAACTCTTTAACACTAATAGGGACATCATTGGTAAATGCTATACAGATAATACCTTCAATCTCTTCATCATATTTAAGACCAAAGACTTTACGACCATGTGTTATACGCCAACCTAATGTTAAATCTGGTCTTACTGGATCCTCTGATACATCAATGTCATCTAATTCAACAAGTTCAGTACCTTTGACCCACCTATAGAAGTCTTTTATATTATCTTTCCATTTCTTCACAAATTAATCCTCTTCATATCTTCATATACTTCAAACCATTCTTTTGAATAGTCGCAATCTTTATACTCTTTAAAATATGGACCACCTAGTGTATAGTGAACATTCTTAGCGTTCTCGTTATAGTCATATTCACCAACTAACCAGTTCCATTCAAGTGGTATACTACCACATGCCAAGTCATTTGGCAACCATTTAAACTGGTGTAATTCTAAACCTGTTGCCGTATTTACATAATCTGGTGTTAATTTAGTACACATTATATTATGAAATAACATCAAACTAGACCAATTCTTTTTAGGAAATGCTTGATTCGTAGCACCTCTAAATTTTACACCCTCTTTTGGTACATAATCGTGCTGACAACACATAACAGAATATTTAAATGTTCTCTGATTCCATAATTCAACAATATCATCTCTAAATAACATATCACAATCCATAAAAATAGACCAACCTTTATAGTTACTCAAATATGGTACCATAAATCTACTAAAAGCAAAGTCTGTAGATTGATTAGGTTGTTTTTCTCTGGTAAATTCTTTTATTTGTGAATAACATAATGGCGTTATTGATACTGGTTCACTAGCATGTTTTCTAATACTCTCTGCTAATACATGAAAGGCAACTTTTTCGCCCTCATCATAACCAATATATACATTTATCATCTTGACCTCACTAACTTGTCATTAACTTCTATAACCTTTTTTAATATCTCACTATCGGTGAAATTGGCAAATGCCTCTACATCTTTAGGAAAACAACTGCCATCATAACCTAGTTTTTCAACTTTCATATGACTAGGTCCTATATTTTCAAACATACTTAATATGCCTATCATATCATTATACTTTGTACCATTATATATCTTACTATACAACTCATGGAAAAATGCCACTTTGGTTGCTAACCAACTATTATGTATATACTTTATCATACTAGCTGTTGTTCTATTAGTAATTAAATTTTGTTTCTTTAAACCTTTAAACTTTGTTAACCAAAAAGGTATATCATTACCACCCCATACAGATATCTTTTGATTATGAAAATCAAACTTAGCATGTTTCTCTCTTAAAAACTCTGGAGAATAAGTTACATTTTCAGGATATTTTTCTATCTGATTTGGTAGAATGGTAGACTTGATTAGTATTCTCATATCAGGCAAACCAATCACTATCTTCCAAATAATACTATCGTCTGGTTTACCTTTGACCGTAGGTGTAGGTAAACAAATGATAGCACCCTCGGCATGTTTGTAATCTCTAATTTTATTTTTATTTAATCTAGGGTCTATTCTTATAACTTCGTGGCCTAATTGTTCTAAACTATCTGCAATTGTGCCACCTACAAACCCACAACCGATTACCATTAACATTAGATTGCCTCATTTGTATATGCGTCTTCATTAATAGGTTCTAAATTATCTTGCATTGTTTCAGATAATGTTTTAGGTTTTTCAACTTTATGTCCTACTGATTCTCTTTGTATATCATTGTGGTCAAACTCTGCCCAATATAACTCAAACGCCACACCGTCCTCTAATCCTTCAAACTGGTGAAATACACCAGGTTTAACTCTTGTAAAATCACCTGCATTTAAAATTGTTTCATCTACAAGGTCATAATCTTTTTGCCACACTCTTACTAACATCTTACCTGACTCTACAAAAAAACCATTCCATTTAAATTCATGTTTATGTTTTGAACAAGCAACACCTTTTTTAAACTCTATTCTATGAAACTCTAAAACACCATTTGCATGTATCAATTCTGTTTGACCCCATATTTTTCCTGCTTTCATGTTCTTGCCTCCGGACTTTTACCTGTATTTTTTCTTAAACCTTTTGTATGGTCATAAACAGGACCTAATATAGACCTCGCTTGTACATGACCATTCTGATTATCACCTATGTTAAAGTTTTTAACAAAGTGTTGTTTTTCAAATCTCAATCTAACTACATCCCAAATCCAACTATCATGTTGTTGTTTCTCTTTGTAAATTAAATCTTCGGTATACATTTTTGCCATTTCTTCAGCATATAATTTTACAAACTGATGGTGCATATTAAAATATAAAAATCCACATTCTGTATAAACTGGTCTACCAAGATAAGTCATCATACAATCTTCTCTATGAATATATTTTTTAATCCACTCTGCGTCTATTGTTTTATAAAATACACTATCTGCGTCTATACAAATAACACCATCATAATCTCTATGTGTTGCTAAAAAATCTGTATATGCATAAACTTTATAACAAAATCTTACACCATCTTTCCAAAAATCTTTTCTCTTATCTGCTATTTGTCTATGACTATTTCTGTCTATAAACTTTTTACATTGTGGTGTTTCTCTAAACAAATCTCTATAAAAGAATGGAGTTTTACCATCTTTACCGTAATGATGTTGGTCTATAACTGTTTCCATTCTGTCTTCGTGATATATAAAACAATCAAAAGGCCAATTATATGTTTCAAGAAATCTATGACCGTAATCATCATACAATCTTTGATTCATTGTAGTAACAACCGCTATTTTCATATTAGGTGCTCCCATGGTTTACCTTGATTTATTTCCTCTACTGACCATTGCGTGTATGCTAAATCATATAACAATTGTTCTCTCTCACCTAGTTTAGGATTTTCAATTTCTGATAATGAATGAGATGATATAGGCCATAAAAAGTTGTATTCACTACAAGGTATTACTGGTACACCTGCAATAATAGAATCAATACTTGAACCACTAGTATATGATACTGTACAATGAGCATTTTTTAAATCATCATAAATTGTACCCTTATTACTATATTCTACTTGACTTATATGGCCAAATTTATGTTCAATATAATTTTTTAATTCTGTTTTATTTTCTGGATGGTCTCTAATTACTATCTTTCTATTAGTATGTTTTAATAACATTTTTGTAGTATTCTCAACCCAATATGAAAAATCTATACCAAATAATGAGGCGTCAAATAAGTTTTGACCTACTATTAATACATGGTCACCAGATTTTCGCCAAGGTTTTACATCTATATTAAGTTTATTAAATCTATCTGGTTTTGAATTTGTATTTTTAAAATCTGCTAAACCTCTCATAAAGTGGTTTAGACCTACTCTATATTGGTCATGTAAACCATCATCTGATATAGTCCTATTTAATAACGGTGTTTCTATTACAATTAGTTTACCTCTATGTTCATTTACTATTTCTGCTTTTAAAAAATGGTGTGCTAACATCATCTTCCATTTTTTCTTTGGTGATTTTTTCCATGAACCAAATATAACTGCAACATCACAATCAATATATCTATCTGCGTCTTCTACAATAGCATTTACTTCGCCATCATTTATTTTCTGGCAAAAGTTTACCAATATATCTCTTTGTTTAGCTAGAGGTGTTGATTTTCTATAAAATCTTACATTCATTTTTTTAATATAATTGCTTCACTTAATATTTTATTTCTAGGTCTATTTAAATATAAATCATAACCTTTTGATTTAAATTCTTTTAAAAGGTCTTCATATTGTTTGATACTAGTTTCATTGTCAATAAGTTTAACTTCAAACTCTACAGCAAAGGCTTTGAAATCTACATTTAAATCTAATACTTCTCTACAGAAATCAAACCACACACCTTCTATATCTGCTTTGATAATATCAACTTCGCCGTTTACATCATTTAAACTTTTTTCTAAATTGATTGTATCTACTTCTATAAAAGCAGGGTTTTCTCCGAATTGTGGTAATGGTAATAAAGAATAACATTTCATTAAATCTTTTTCATCATAATAAAATTTCATCTTTTCACCACCTTGAGCATATGCCTTATTATGAAAAGTCATTTTATCTTTATGGGGAAATTCACTTTTAAACATTGATACTGTATCTGGTGTAGGGTCATAACAATGTATATTTAAATTAGGATTTAGTTCACACATCTCCTGTTCAAAACCTACATCTCTATGTACACCATAAGATAATACATTTTTACTATCAACTACCACATCTCTAGGCAACCAATAGTTATTAAATTTCCAGAAAGAGTGAGGTTGTAAATATTCACCCTCTATTTTTTTCATTCTGTTAAATAGATTTAATTGTTCATCATTCATATACTTTCCAATCAGTTTTAAAGGTTACATAATTCAATTGTATACCTCTTCTTTCAACTTGTATTTCTTTTCCTTTTTCCATACCATGCCATTTATCTGGTCCATGAAATATATAACCATAATTGTGCCAAAAAGGAACAGTTTCAATTAATTCTAGGTCCTTATTATATAGGTCGGTTCCTAAATTAACATTTTCACCTGTTTGATTTACATAAATTAAACTTGATATTAATTTTTCTGGTATATCACAATGAGGTTGTAACCAAAATCCCTCTGTATCGTTTAATACTTCTAGTCTAACATAGGAATTTTTAAACATATCTTTATTGCCGACCATTTTAGCAATCAGTTCTCTTATAGGTTTACTTTGCAATTCTCTTATAAAAGATACTAACTCTGGATATTTACTTCTATTATCAACTGTAATATATTCTCTTAATTTATGATTTTGTTTTGCCTCGCCGTCTTTATAACCAGACCTAGTGCCATCATGCAATACTCCACCTCTGTCTATACTAGCACCTCTGATTTCACTTATTTGTGATTGTGTTAATACTTGACCAAAAGTAAAATACTCCCATGGTGTATCATGTTTAACTGCTTTACTTAAGCTTTCAAATAATTTTGTATAACTCATATATTTTCTCCATTTAAATATCTATAAGCCGTGCCGTTAGCCATTTCAATTTCAGTAAATTGCGAGCCTACTAACGACCATAACCATTGCTCTCTTTCACCAGAATATAAAGGGTCTTCTATCTGGTCAATCTCTTTTAAACTTAAACTCACAGGCCATGCTGGACTATGTTCACTACAAAAACTAGGTATACCATGAACAACTGCTTGTGAGGCAACCATTGAATGAAAAGAAACTACAGCATGACAACCTCTTAAATCATCATATAAATTTTTACCATTTCTTTTTCCTTCTAGTATATCATTTGCATTATTTTTATACTTATGTCTAACTCTAATTTCTCTCTTTGTATATTTTCTCAACTCATTTAAATAATATCTTTCCCAATCATGTCTATCAATACCATACCATTTTGCTGTATGATAACTAGGTGGTATTACCAATATATGTTGACCATCATAGTTCCATGGTTTTAAAGTTATCTCATCTAAAGCCGTTGGATTTGTTTTAATTTGTTCTATTAATCTTTCATATCTTCTTTTATTTCGTGGAGTTTTATCTATAAAATTCTTTTGTGTATCGTTTTTTATTATTCTATACCATCTATCTTTAAATGCCTGGTGTTCGTGATAATTAGACATAAAAAAATATGGTTGGTCTAGGTAATAAAAATCTCTTCCTAATTCTTTACATTTATCATATACTTCTTTAGTGCCTCTCAATAAACCTTGAAACACTACCTCTGTATTTTTTGGTATATCACCGTCCCATTTAGGCCATGTGTAATTATAAAACTTTTCACCTTCTCCTTCTAAATTATTAAATACCGTGTTAGGATATTTCTTAACAAATTTATTTACAAAAGGTGATGAAGCTCTTTTTACATCAAAAACATAAATCATTTAGGGTAATAGTCCTTTCCCATAAAAGTAGTTCTAACTATTATGTCTTTTGTATCTTTACAATCACAAAAATAACCTTCTATATGTGTATAATCATATTTTTTGGCATAGAATACTCTTTTATTACCATTATGTACAACATATTTGTCCCATAATGTTGGCCATCTTGTTTCTCTAGGAGGATCCCAATAATGAGCATAGTCAGTATAAGTTATAGGAAATAACATACCTGCTTTATTACAACTTTCTTCAAATGGTTGATATCTTTTTCTCAACCATTTGGCCTCTGCTGTTAATTCTATGTCATTTAAATCAACAACATCTACTTTTAAGTTTGGCAGTTGTGGAAATATTGGATGTTTATTTGCTCTTAATACTTTCATAACCTAACTTTGCAATATAGAATGAATCAACAATATCTGATATAGGATTGCCTATTTTTTGTGTATCAAATACTTTTTTTAAATCTGTTTTTGTGTCTTTACAAAATGCCTCATACATCTTTTCTTTATCAGCATTACCTTTACCTGTAGCACCTTTTTTTACAACACTAGGTACAATTGTATCATAAGGTATATGTGAATCCATTAATCTGTATTTTAAAATACCACAATTTTCTGCTATTTGAAATAATCCTTGACCTTTTGAACCATAAGAATAACCCTCAATAAAAATTTTATTGATACTTCTAAATCCTATTTTTGGTGAGATATGTCTTCCAAGAACATGAAAGACAAAGTTTGAAATATTTTTAAATCTTTTAATATTATCATTATATTCTTCATGTTCAAAACCTTCAATGTTTTTCATCATCTTACCTATGTACTTTTTTCTATTAGTCAAATAGTAAAAGTAACTATTTTCAAATTTTAAATCATCTGTAATACAAACTGCTGGACTCGTTAAACTATAATCAATCCCAATTATCGTCTTCGCTTTCATATTCATGTTCATTTTCTTCCTCTTGTACTTCTTCTACTTCAAATCCACAAAAAGGACATGTAAGAGGTTCCAAGTCCTGCTCTTCAATATCCCATGCTATGGTATATTTAGTTTCGCAGGAAGAACATGATTTCTGGCGTTTTTCTTTAACCATTATAATTTGAATTTCTTAAACTGGTCTTTTTTAACATCTTGTTTAATACCACCAATAACATAAGACTCAATTTCTGTTTCCTGTGGTGCGTTTTGTGTTGACTTGCTGTTTAGCCAATGGTCTACCCAAGGAAGTGGATTTGTTTTTTGTTCGTACTTTGGTTCTAGGCCTATTCCTTTCATACGCCTGTTCGCCATGTATTCTACAAATTGGTGTAACAGTTTTTCTGATAAACCAATCATACTGCCTTTTGAAAATAGATAAGTTGCCCACCTTTTCTCCTCTGCTAATGCTTCATCATACATTTTATAAACTTCTTTTTCACATTCTTTTCTAATCTTTAACATGTCTTTATCATCATTTCTATCATGCCAATTATTAATTATAGTTTGCGACATTGCAAGATGTTGACTTTCATCTCTTGCAATAAAAGATATAATCTTAGCAGAACCTTCTAAAAGTTTTAGTTCACCAAATGCAAAACTACAAGCAAAAGATACATAAAATCTTAAACCCTCTAGTATGTTTACAGTTACCATTGCAAGGTACATTTTCTTTTTAAGTTCGTATAAATCAATTTTATCTTTATCTAAATGCCATCTATAACCCATTTCAATTAAATCATCATAAGTTTTTGTTACTGATTGACTTCTCTTTTCAATCTTCTCATCTTTAATTATAGTATCAAAGATTTCATTAGGATTAGAATATAAATTTTTAATTATATATGTATAACTTCTACTATGAATTGTTTCCATAAAGTCCCATGTTACAATACAGCCTTCTAATTCAGGATTAGAAACAAAAGGTAAAAATGCCAAACATGGACCTCTACCTTGTACACTATCTAACATGGTTTGATATTTCAAATTAGATGTAAATATAAATTTTTGTTGTTCAGATAGTTCTTGATAATCGTTTCTATCTTTTTGTAAAGAAACCTCTTCAGGTCTCCAGAAATAACCTAACTGTTGTTGGTTAAGTTTATCAAATATAGGATATTTCATATCACTATATTGTTGTACTTGTAAATCTTCACCAAAAAACATTGGTTGCTTCATTACATCTAGGTTTTTATCTTTGTTAAATACACTTCTTGCCATTCTACTTACTCATCTCCCTTAATTCATAAAAAAAGTTATCGTCATCTCCTGCTGTCCACTTTTGCTCGCCTTCTACGCTATACTCCTTCGTGGACACTTTGAAGTCTGGAAACTTCAACTTGCTAGGAGTATATGACTTATCGTAAAAGATAACTCTATTGTTAGGTTGAGCCGCAAAATGGCCGTTCTCTAACTTTAGAATATTGAAAGATTTATGTTGACTTGGCGTTTCGCTGTAAGTAACATTTCTTTCTAAATTTGTTGCATTAGCATTATCTATTGTAAACATATACCAACCATTATACCATTCCTTTTGTGGCGATAAGTATTTACATTGATTACCGCTAAGCATTGTTTTTTCAACAATCGTAATATCATAACTAAAACAATCCCATAATTGTAGCTCTGTTAAAGGCACACTTTCTTTTATATCTTTCTTCCATACAAATGCACTAATAGGTAATTTGTCATACAAAGCACCATACTCTGGTATATAAGTTTCAAAATATAACGCTCTACCTTGTATAGATTTTGCCGTTACCCAAACACCCTCAACTAATTCACCATGTCCTTTTTCATTATCATAAAGGTATTCTTTCTTGACATAAACATCTATATGTGGTGTATTCACACATAAAAAAGCCATAAGTTCCTCCTAAATTGTACAACTTTCACATTCCTCTTCGGTCTGTAAAGTTGCCGGTTCTGTTTCTTCAACATTATCTGTCCAACCTACTGGATGAGATGGTTCATCAATATCTTTTTTACTATCGTATGTATTCTGATAATAAGAAGTCTTCCAACCATACTTGTATGTAGATAATAAGTCTTCGGCCATTTTACTAATGGGTACTTGATTATCTTCAAAGTGTTCAGGATTATAAGACCAATTACCAGAGATAGCCTGGTCAAAATACTTTTGCATTACTGCAACGATATTTATATATCCTTCATTTGATGGCATGTCCCATAATAGAGTATAATTGTTTTTTAATGTCGCATATTGAGGTACAACTTGTTTTAAAGTACCTTTTTTACTTTTCTTAATACTTAAATAATCTCTAGGTGGCTCAATGCCGTTTGTTGCATTTGAGACCACACTAGAGGATTCAGATGGCATTTGGGCTGAGAGTGTGCTATGTCGTAGCCCATGTTCTTTAATATCTTTTCTCAATTTATCCCATTTCATAGATAGTTTACGATTCACAATCTCATCTACCTCTTTTTTATAGGTATCAATTGGTAAGATACCATCTGAATATTTTGTCCTATTATAATACTCACACTTGCCTTTTTCTTTTGCAAGTTCATTTGAGGATTTTAATAGATAATACTGAAATGCCTCTGTTAATTCATCAACTTCTTTCCATGCTTGTTTATCTGCATAATTAACTTTTAGTTTTGCTAGATAGTGTGCTAGTCCTATATAACCAACACCTAAAGACCTTCTTGCTTTAGTTGATACTTCAGCCGCCTTTACAGGATATTGTTGTAAATCTATAATCTCATCAAGAGCTCTTACTGCTAAATCACACAAAGGTTCTAAATCTTCCGTGTAGTTAATTTTACCAACATTAATAGCACTTAAAATACACAATGCAATCTCACCTTTACCATCTATATGACTTATAGGGTCTGTAGGAAGTGTTATTTCCTGACACAGGTTTGACATATAAACACGGTCCTTGAATGATGAATGAGTGTTACAATGGTCTATGTTCATTAAGTAAATCCGACCTGTTTCCGCTCGTTCTTTTAACATGTCAAAAATTAACTCTTGAGCGCCGACTTTCTTTTTCCAGACGGAAGTTTTTCTTTCCGCTGTTTCGTATAACTCGTCAAACTCTTTACTACCCCACGCCTCATACAATTCAGGCACTTCATGGGGCGAGAACAAGGTGATGTCTTCGTCATTAATAAACCTCTCATAAAATATTTTTGACAATTGTATAGAGTAATCTAATTTTCTTACTCTATTATCCTCTGTACCTTTATTGTTCTTTAAAACAATAATGTCTTCTATTTCTTTGTGCCAAATAGGGAAATGAACCGTTGCACTCCCTCCTCTAACGCCGTTTTGAGTACAACACTTAACTGTTGATTCAAACTTTTTGAGGAATGGTATAACTCCTGTGTGCTGGACCTCACCGCCTCTAATTCTGGAATTGATTCCACGGATTCTGCCGGCATTAATACCAATGCCAGCCCTTTGTGCAACATAATTACCAATAGCCATATCACTAGAGAAAATACTAGGTAAAGTATCATCAACATCAACCAACACGCAACTAGCATACTGCCTAATAGGTGTCCTGACACCTGCCATAACCGGGGTAGGAATGTTGATTTTAAATTGTGAAGTAGCGTCATAATATTTTTTAACATAACTCATCCTTTTGTCTTTTGGATAGTTTGCAAAAACTGTAGCAGATATTAACATATACATAAATTGAGGTGTTTCAAATACTGCACCTGTGCTTCTATCTTGCACCAAGTATTTGTCAATCACCTGTCTTAATCCTGCATATGTAAAATCATAATCTCTTTCGTGATTAATCCAGTTTTCCATTCTATCAAAATCTTTTTTAGTGTACCATGTTAATATATCTGCGTCATAAACTCCTTTAGAAACACCTTCTCTAACATGGTCGTAAATATGTGGGTGGTCCCAAAGTTTATGGAATAATTGTTTTCTTAAACTATAGAGTAATAGTCTAGCAGCTACAAACTGATAATTAGGATTATCTAATGAAATTAAATCTGAAGCTGACTTGATTAAAATTTGTTGAATTTCGTCTGTAGTAATACCATCATAAAATTGTAAACCTGAATTCATCTCAACTTGCGAGGCTGAAACACCTTTTATATCTTCACAAGCGTACTCAACCATTTCGTGAATCTTTTCAATATTAAGAGGTTCATCACCTCTGCCGTTTCTCTTCTTTACATTTATAGCAGCCTGTGTGTTCATCTTTCCTCCTAGCATTTTTTATAAAAACTTAATTTCGTAAGCGCTTCTAACTTTGAATAAGTATTGCTACTTATAATTGTTTGTAGTTCTATTTTTGTCATTCCGTTCATAATCATTTCGTTTACATCTTTTGCGTGTATGTGTTCAGGCCAAATAACAATATTGTAATCATTTTCTATCACATCATACATTCTTTTTATAATCTCTTTATTTCTTGGTTCGTTATCAAATATGTATGTAACTGTATCAGGTGAAACTCTTAATGTCAAGTCTGCACCGGCAGCTGCTAAACAATTATCTATGAATAAGCTGTCAATAGGTCCTTCTACAATGTAAATATCTTTTTGTAGATTTACTCTATCTAGTCCATAGACCTTTTGTTTATTTTCGTCTAGTTTGACCGTTAAATACTTTGGTTGTTCTTTACCAAAGGCACGACCTTGAAATGCAAAAACTTTTTCACTCGAATCATAAAAGGGAATAATCAATCTAGGATGTTCGCCTTTTGTGTGAGGAAAAGTATTTGGCTTTGCCTTGTTCACAAATTGCATAAATTTATTACACAAAAATAATTTAGAAAAATACTTTTCAGGTATCTTTCTATTTAAGACATATTGTTTTACTGGATGGTCTTCGTTCAAATCACTAACAGGTGTTAGTCCATCTAGTATGTCTACCTCTTTAAATTGTGGTTTAAAGTCAGTAAACTTCGGCTTTGGCGTGGAGGGTGCCGACCCTTTATATCTTTCTAGTAAATAAGATTCATACTTCTTATTATCAAGAAACTTTAAAAAATTACTAAAGTTATGTCCTTCACCACAATTATGACATTTAAAAAACATGTCATTTTTTACTCTGTAAAGGTAAGCTCTAGCTTTTGTTTTACTCTTTTGAGAATCACCACAATATGGACATCTAAAGTTAAAAAGGTAATCACCTTTCTTTTTAAACTGTCCTAGTCTTGTAGATATTTCATTAATAAATTTTAAATCTGTATATGACGACATAGCAATTTCATAATATATACTAAACTCTTGTTATTGTCAATGCTGGAAAAAACTTCCAGGCGAAAAAAATACTCCGCCATTTCCGGCGCTGTTTTTTCAACCGTTTTACACCAGTTGGTTACTTCATCATTTCTAGGATTTCGTTGCCATTTAAGGCCACAAACCAGCCTACAACAATTGCGCCACCAAGGATTAACCATCTGTATCTCTCTAGTATACCAATTCTTCCTCCAATGTCAAGCTTCAATTGTTTAATTTCTATGAGTAATCTTTTCTCTGATTGCTGGATTTCAGCTGTTAGTTCACGGTGTACATTTTCTATTTCTGATTGTCTTTCTTTTAACTTACCAAATATGACATCATCTATTTGTTCCTGTCTGGAAATCTTCTCTTCGTGAACAGCCAGCATAGACTTAATAGAAGTAGATACATCTGTTAACTTCTCAATGGCCGTATCTAAACGAGCATTGAGATTGTTAACATTCTCTACATCTTTTTTAAGTCCGGCTAATTGGACTTTGATATCTGTAGTTCCGTTGCCGTTCTCTGCCATTTTATTAGTTCGCTAGTGGATTGCTAGATTTAAGTTTTAATTCTTGTATCTCTAGTCTTAAAAGTTCTAGCTCTTTTTGAGCTACTGCAATTTTCTTTTCGTTTTCTTTCATCTTCTCTACATCAACTGTAGTTTCAACTTTTTCTAAAACTGCAATTCTTTCGCTGTTCTCAGCGATACCAGAAACATCAGGTATTTTAATACCTTCTACAGTTGATTCTAATGAAGCGATTGCCTCACCATTTGCAACTATACCAGAAACATCAGCTGCCTCTGTTCCTTCAATGTTTGCTAGTCTTGTATTAAATTCTCCCCATGCATAAAAACCACCGCCAATAGCTGCTACAACACCTACTAACGAAGCATATGTGGAAAGTTTATCTATCATATTCTTCATTTTAATAAACTCCTTAATGCGGCTAATTCAGCCCTTAATGTTTGTTTTTTCATATCTATCTCCACAAGGAGACGGTTATGTACAGCAATTGGGTCATTACTTGTGTACGCATTTAAACTGGCGTCTTTATATATTTGTTGCTGTGCAATTCTATTTATATTATCAAAGAAATCATCATTTGGTACACCGACAAGATTTTTACCGTCGGGTAATGTTTTATTTATGTAAGACCCCATATCTGGTTGCAAGTTTTGTAAAGTTACTGCCAACACATATGAAGTAGCCTTAATTTTATCATCTACTCTTTTTAATTTTGCCTCTAATTTTTTAATAATTTTGGCAACTTTTTTACCTATGTCAGAATCAACCTTGGTCTTAACTGTCCCCCTCTCTTTAACTGATACATCTGATTTATTCTGTACAATTTCTCCATCACCTTCCTTCTCCTCCTGTCCTTCTGTTTCCGTATTTTCATCCATTTCTGATTCATTAGATACAGTTTCACTCTCTTGTCCTGGAGTTGTTGTTTCCTCATTGCTTTCCAAAGTTTCCTCTGTAGTAGAGGTTTCAGTTGTCGGTTCAGTAGTGGTAGCATTTGGCTCCTCTTCTTTTGGTGTATTTGTTTCAGTTGATGTTTCTACTTCTTCTTTAGGACTTTCTGTTATGATTTCTTCATTTGTCGTTTCCTCCATGTTTGGTTTACCTCGGACATCTTCAGGTGCCTCTGCAACGGTAATATTTTCCATAGGTTCTTCTTTAATTTCTTCCATCTCTGGCATATTATTTTCCATCTCACTCGGTGGTTTTAATACTATAGTATTTTCATCTGCGAATTCTATCATATCTGGATTTGCCTCAACAAAATCATTCATCTCTTGCTCTGTCATTATAGGTGCCATATCATTAGGCATTTCCATCATCATTTCTGGAGGTGCTACTAGGGTCATCATGTCAGCACCTAATTCTTCTACCATCTGGTCAGATAATTCATCAAAAAATTCTTGTTCAGATATATCTTCTATTATTAATTCTTGTTGGAAATCCATTGTTAAATCATTTGTTTCTAAAAATGTTTCAAATGATTCTACTATAAACTCTTCAAAAGGTATTTCTGTAAAACCAAAATCTTCTTCTACTATTATCTCAAACTCTACCTCTGGTACAAAAGTAATAGGATTAATTTCTATAGTTTCAAAATCTTCTATTGCCTCTGCAACATCTTCATCAACAATATCAAAGATAGGTCTACCACTATCTTCATCTATTAAATCAACTGCGTCATTGATATCATCACCGATTGTTGTACATGTTCCTAATTGTACACATGAAGTTATGACAACCTCCGTTGAACCTGCCGTTGTAATAGATAACTGAACATTATCCACATCTGGACCTCTATGATAGTTGTCATTACTAGAACCATCTCCTTGATTATAAAGTTCGGTTCTTATTGTGAAATCGTTTTGAGTATTTGCTGATTGTGTGTAAACATTTGTATAGTTTTCAAAATTACCACCATTAAATGGTCTATTAGGGTCGTGGTCATTTAATACTCTTGTTTGTGTGGTAACAGTACCATCAGCAGCTGTAATAGTTTGTTTTAATGTTAGGGTATTTTCAATCATGTTCCAGAACCAAACATCTGCTGATTGAGTTGAAGTAAAACCTTCGTTGATTTGTGATTTTGTTAAATGACCATCACCGACAAGTGATTGGTCTTGAAAAACATTATCCTCTACATGACCCTCAAATGCTAATACACCACCTGTGCTATCTGAGCCTGAAGGATATGTAAAACCAAAGTTGCCGTGTGTGTGAATACCGTCTGAACCAGTTGTTGACCAACCGGTTGTGGTGGTTACCTCGTTAGGGTCTGCACCTGTCCCGAATGTAGAGTTATTTAAGATATTTCCAGTAGTGGTACCGGAAGTTACTGTTGTACATGTTCGGTCACCAAGAGCATTGGTAACACAGGTTGTTTCTGCCTTAACGCCTGTTACTAAAATCGTAAGGGTTAAGAGTATGAGCCCACTTATATATTTTAACATTAAAGTATACCATTAAGCCTGTTATCAGAATAAAATTGATAGTTCCTAAATCCATTATTTTCCTTTCGCATTAAAATCCACCTTTTTATCATCTTTAACATCTGTCATACCATGTAATTCAGTATTTTCTAGTTTGTTAAATGAGGCGTCTTTAGCTGCTTTTTCTTTCAGTTCTTTTTCTATTATCGCTTTTTGTGCTTGCACTTTTTCAAGTTCTATTTTTCTTGCTTCTTCTAACTCTGCTTCCTCTATCTTATTTGCTTTCTCTACCACTTTTAATCTACTTACATAAACATCATAGTCAGGTCTTAACTTATCATATTTTGACCATTGTTTTGTAGCTTCTGAACCAATCTTACCTTCAAATGGGCAAGGGGTTCCTGATTGTTCCATTGCGAAAAATACTCTTGGATCCTGGCATAAAATTGACACAGCGGCCACCTTCATTCCTAGGTCATTTAAAACTTTGGATAGTTTAATTCTTTCACAATTCTCATCTGTACGATAAGTTCCTGCTGAAACACCAACGCCAAATGTTGATACACCACCACTCATTCCAACAACACATAAGTCCTGCGACATAGCAGACATAGATGGTGCTGAAGAGGAGTTTACAACTCTCTGGTCACCTGTGTAGGCGTTAGTAGTATTTGTAGTTGAAGTCGTTGAGCTAGAACCACTTTGATATGTGGTTGTTGACTCTTGCGAGTATCCACCTGATATTGTGGTATTTGAACCACTTGTATTTGTTTGAGCGTTGGTCGTAGCCCCGTTAGAGGTAGTGTCAGTCCAAGCAACTTGAGGAGTTGCGATAACAAAACATAACAAAAGACCAAAAATAAGTCTTTTCATATGTTTCCTGTTCTATGTAGTCAAGTCCTAAATCTATTTATAACTTATCTACTTTTAATTTGCTGTGTTATTTTCTTCGCTTGATTCATAATATTCCTTATATTTATCAAGCAAGTCGTTAGTAACCTTTAATTGATTACGAATTCTTGCAAAGTTTTTTGATAATAATTGAAAGTCATTGTCGGTCAATCCAAAAATTACAGGATCCATTCCGTCTTCTTTCATTTTTGCAAAAACTTCCTCTGAATTTTCAGAGGTAATAATAATCCAATGTATCTTTTCCATCTCCAAAGGAGTTGGTTTTTGTAGATTTAATTGTTGTCTTGGTACCTCTTCCTTAAATATGCTCAACTCTTTTACAGAGGAACAACTAGTAAGGAATGTAACTAGGATTAGCGATACTAGGACACTCTGGATTAATTTCAGATTTCTTTGTAGCATTCTTTTCTTTTTCTGTCAATGGTGAACCACTTGCAATCTCAATACAACGAGCCGCATTTTCACCACCTTTGTTAATTATTTTCTCTATAACTGCTGTTTTTTCTACAGCCAGTTTACCGATATCTCTGTTATTCTTATTAAATCTTTTATCTAAATCTTCTAGGTCTTTCTTCAAATCTCCCATTAACTTATTCATCTCTGTATTAGCGACCAAGATTTCTTTAAAATCTTTTTTTTGGTTTTCTATAAGTTCTTTTTGTTCAGTTATTGCACTTTCCATCTTTACAGCATTGGCCTTTAATATTGCATTATCAGCCCTTAACTTAAAAACATAGGCGCCAGCGCCGATAACGGCGCTAGCTAATATACCTATAAAGAATAATCTAATTCCTAACATTTCAGTCCTTTTTTACTATGGAAAATATTCCCCAAGCCACAGCTGCCCATGCCAACATATTGACAAATGGACCTCCTAATATAATCATTGCGCCTATACCAATCAAAGCAACCCCTGACCAGCTAGACATTTCTTTTACTCTTGACATTATCCAGTTCATACTTGAACCTCCTTTTTATTTAATCTTAGCGTTAACTTTACGGTGTTTATTCCACGCCATAAAGCCACCTAGTCTTAACGACCAGTATGCTAGATAGTTCATAAGATAGAAACCATTAATCTCTATGTTAATATCTCTAAAGATTTCGTCTGCTTTCTTTTGAGTTATAACACCCATGGTATCTTTCTTATTAGTTTTTAATAGTGTTTCATACTTATAAGCATAATCGTGTACGAGACCACCTATTAAAAGCACACCTACTGGTGATAAGAATGTATGCAAGAATTTTGGTATACTTGCACCATCAAATTTAAACCCAGCAGGTATTACGAATTTCTTTCCGTTTATTTCATATGTAAAATCATTTACTATTTCCCAATGTCTAACACCGAGTATCCACATCAATATCATCTTGAAGAAACCTTTACCTTTTGTTTTAATAGGTATTGGTCTCATTGTCGGAAACTGTGAATATTTAAAATTAATTCTATTGTGTACCTTCTTATCAAAAAGATTTACAATAAAACCAATGATAATTAAAGCAATTAAAATAGACCATTGCCAAAATTTCATTGCTAAAGTTAATATTAATTCCATTTTAGTCCTTACTCTTTTTATTTTTATCTATATAATTTTGATAGACTTTATGAGCCTGTCCCAAATCTTTTTTCTTTTCAGGATCCTTTGCTCTTTGACTTGCAACTTTAGCTCTTTGACTCATTGCTATAGCAGCCTGCATTTTATGAGCATGTGTTTTACCTGAATTTCTTATCTTACTTACAGATTGATTTGCTTTTTCTTTATCTGTAAAACCTAAACCATGAATAGTTCCTTTAGGATTTTCATCTGTATATAGGTCTGAATGTTTGTCTGAACCTGCTTTTTGACCAGGTTTTCTAGCAATTCTAGGATTTTTTTCTGCTGTTAAACCAACTGCTCTTGCATGTTTACTACCTTTATTTTTTGGTGGTCTCATGTTACCAATACTTGCAATTGGATGAACACTATCAGGACTACCTAATGCAAATCCTCTAGTCATCATAGAATATTCTTTAAACTTTTTCATCAAATTGTTCTTCATGTGGTGTATTGTTCAATAAATCTTTTACAAATTTATCGTGAAAAGTTTGTTTCTTTTCTACAATTTTTATTTCTTCTTTTTTAATACCACTTTTCTCATCAATTTTATCTTCTAGTTTATTTAGAGTTTCATTAATACCTTTGAGAACAACATTGTTATTATCTGTGTTCTCTTTCACCATATTACTAATTTTCTTTTTGATTTTTTCCTGTTCAGCGCCTTGTTCTTTTTTTCTTTTCATCATTTTAGGCGACATAACAACACCATCTGGATTCATATCTACACCACCATGAGCAACTGCATTTGTAGGTGCTTCTTCACTCATCTTATTAATGATTTCATCCATCATTTCTTTATAATGTTTTGGCATATTCATACTCCGATACCAGTTCATCACCTTTTTCATATATGTCCACGCCAAAGCATGTCATAAAAGGCTCGTCATTTATTTCTGGTATTTCTTGACTTTCTTTTAATATTTCATTATATAAATTTTGTTCTTTTAAATAAGTTACAACTGCTGATTCAATTGCGTCTTTATGATTTATATAACTCTTATCTTCTTTAATTAGTAATGCTAAAGCAACACCAAAAGAACCTAATCTACTGCCTAGACCAACTTTTTTTAGTATTCTTTTTAAATTAAAAACAAATCTATGTAAAATTGTGTAGTGTTTTCTATCACCACCTTTTACATCTTTCATCTTAATTAAAACTTTACCATCTTTATCTATAATACCTCTTTTAAATGCTTGCATTTTTTCAAAAGGTGTTACTAAAGTTCTAATTACTTTATATGTTATTAATAAATCTATTGCTCTTGACATTATAGCGCCTTTAACATTCTATCTACATCTGCATGTATTGGTATATCTTCTAGTTCATGTGAGTATAGATAACCAAGATAATTTAAACAAGATTTTAATATCGGCCAATATGGCTTATCAATTTTATATAACAATAATGTTACAGCTGCGTCAGCGCCAAAAACATTTTGTAATACTATTAAATGATTTAATACCAATCTTATTTTAATATCACCTGTTATCCAATACTTACGAAATAACCTTTTTAGATACTTGAACCTTTTGATATCATCATAAAATTCTTCATCTTTTTCAAGTGTTGGGTTGTCATAATTTTGCTGAGCATATAACAACCAGTTATCTTTGGTTATCTCTTTGAACATAAAAGTCTATACTAATTTAGCAAAGACTTTATGAGAACCGTTTTCTAGTGTTTCAGATTTAAAATTAATCTTTAATCCACCTTCTTTTCTATGTGATATACCATCATCATTTAAATCGGAACCGTCAATGTCTTTACCAAATCTTCCGCCAAATTGTGAAACTTCCACAGTTGCGTTGCCTTCAGTAGGTACTTTAAAAGATAAACCAATAGTTGCTAATTTATTTGCAAGTTGCTCCATAGCAGCTTTAGGATTTAAATATTCCTGGTCTGCAATTGAACCTACAAATGCGTTAACTTTCTCCATTACTTTAGGGTCTTGTATATTGTGAGCACCAACATGTACATCATCAACTGCTTGTACTTCCGGTGTTCCTACATTACCTTTTCCGTATTTGGATTGAGTATGGTCCTCTTTTACATATTTTTTAAAAGATTTCATTTCTCTTTTCCCTTCTTTTTACTTTCATCACTTTGAGCCTTATTAATTAACTTACGCATTTGTTGTAATGCGCCATCAACTGCGTTCATGTTGGCCTTCATTTGTGATAAATCTAATTCTACTTTTCTTATATGACTAGCCATTTTGTCATAATCCGATTGTAAAATATTTTTTTCTTCAATTAACTCTTCTAATGTAATCATTATTATACCTTGTTAATATTATGTAGTAGTAAATCCTCTACCAGCAATAATGTTCCAGTTTGAATTTTTAAACAATAAAACAATTGCTTCTCCAGGACCATTCAATAAAATGTTAGTTGCACCTCTTAAATTGGCAGGTGTAATTGTACAAATATTTGTTCCTGAAGTTGAAGTATTTAAAATAATTTTTAATTGTCCATCAGAACCATTTGCTAATGTAATTGTTCCGATAGCAGATGTAGCGTCAATCTCTGTAATAGATGAAGTTACATCAGCTGCTAAAGCAGTTGAACCGTCTGAAGTCAATTGCTGTGAAGCTTGAGTTAAACCAAGCCATGTTGGAATATTGTTGAAAATATCTTGAGCAGCTATTTTTTTGTTGATTGGTGTTCCGCTAGGGTCGTCCACTACATGGAACAAATCTACGGCATTAAGACCGTCACCAAGGTCGGTCAATTGTGTGATTTTTTTATCAGCCATTTTTTTCTCCTATAAACCCTTAATGGGTATGCTACTGTAGCCAGTTGACTACATCACTTTATTAATATATTTATAAGGGCGGACATATAGATATCCGCCCTATATTTATTGATTATTTATATGATTAAGCGTCTGCTGAATTAGTTAATGCAACTAAACACTCATGTGTAACTCTACTTGCTCTACCACCAGAACCAGTTATTTTTAGGTTCCAACCTGCATGTGCAACTTTATTAGCAGCTGTTTCTGAATCTTTATAGTTAAAAAGACCCATAGTAGTGCCAGTAATGAAATTATTAGCAGTTGTATCGTTGAACAAATCAGTTCTATTAGCCGAAGTAGGCTCTTTTCTGATAGCAGCTACTGACCATAATGGTGCTCCAGCAGCTTCGTCTTTATTAGTGTGTGATGACATATTATTCTCTCCCTTTATTAGTTATTGGTACTCAATACTAATATTTATAAGGAAGACTTATTTAAAACCGAGTTTTTTAAGTTGAGAGATGGTTCTTGCTGTGGAAGTGTGATGAATACCTATGCCACCTCTTTGTGTGAATTCTCTAGTATTCTTTTCGTAATCATCAATTAAGATTGCACTAGTATTTTTACCAGTTTGTGCGTAATCTTTTTTCTGATATCTTCTTACCAAGTTTATTCTATTGTTTGGTAAACCTATGTTTCTTTTAACCCACAATGTTTTACCTGGTATACAAGTTGGGTCCCTATAATCTTCAACATGTGCTGATAGAATATCAGGATTAAACTTTGATATGAATTGCCAAAGTTGTTTTCCACCTGCCATCCATGGCATTGTAGACCAAAAATCACCTTTGTTAACAATTGGATCCCACTTACCCTCTTTAGGCAAATTCATCCACTTCTTAATAGATACACCTACAGTTTTTTCTGCATGTTTTTTGAAGTCGCAAAGGACTCCATCCATATCACAATATATTTGGGGTAATCCGTATTTCATAGTGTTTTAGTCCTTTCGTAGTGTAGATATACTATAACACATATCCACCATAAAGGCAAGCACTTTTTTTAAGTTTTATAAACTATTTTTGGTTCAGTATCAATTTTAGTTGCTTTTTCACCAGTATCAGTTACTTTTTTAGAAGGCATTTTTTTATCGTCTTCTTTTTTAGTTGGTACCATAGTTTCAATACCTTCAGATTTTGCTTTATACTTATCATCTATCTTATTAAAAAATGCTTTCTTCTCTGCTGGTGACATTGAACCAATACCTTTACCAGCTTTGTCTAATTCTTTTTTAAACATTTTCTGGTAACCAGAATCTTCTCTATAAGAGCCTTGTTTTGATACAAGTTCTTCAATACTACCCGGTTTGTGTTTTAAATAATTCGTCATTATTTGCTCCCTCTAACTTGTTTCGCCAAGTCTTTATCTGCTTTACCCCAAGTTCCACTTCCTTTTGTGATAAATGAGTTTACTCTAGCAAAAGCCCATTGTTGCTGTGAAGCACCAGGTCGGTGTCCACCTCTCCAAGCAGCCATGCCTCTATCATATACTTTCTTTAAAATACCATATGATATTCCAGATTTTTCGGCTTTCTTTTTTAAACCTTTAATCTGTTCATACATTTCTTTTGCTGGATGCTGTGAGTTTTCAGGTAACAATCTCAATTTACCTGCAACATATAAAGGGTGGTTTTTAATTGCTTTTTGAGCGTCTGATTCATCACCACCTTTATGTACTTTTACAAAAATTTTATTATTTTTTTTGATAATTTTATGAGCAATATTTCCCATTGCTTTTTTAACATCTGCTTCAACACTTTCATTTGTTCTTTTTAATACTTTTTGAACATCTGGATGTTGAGATAAACCTTTTGCAAGTTTCTCAATAGCTCTTACTGCACCTGAATAGTTACCTTGTTTGTATCTAGGGTCATTTGCAATACCATATGCTTGTTTAATTTGTTGAGATGAAAATTCTAAAATAGTTTCTTCTTTCTTTAAAATCTTATCTGCAATTTCGTGACCTTTTTTGATTGTCTTTTTCTCTAAAGGTGGTTCATCATTCATAACTTTTTTAGCCTGTGCCATACCTATTGCATAAGCGTCATCTTTTTTCATTTCTGATTTCAAAGCTTTATCTAATTCTTTTGCCTGACCAGCATGTGCCTTACTAGCACCTTTTAACATATCAATAATCTTTTTGATAGCAGGTCTATCTCTATTATCTAATTCTTCTTTGACACCGACCTTTTCTTTTTTCATTTTATCTTTCATAAGTTTATAAGCAATGCCGACTTGAAGTAATGGCTCTCCTGTTTCAGGATTTGTTAATTTTTCAGTTTCTTTTTTAGCAACTTTTGCTTTTTCTGTTTCTGCTTTTATTTTTAATGATTGTATTTCATCATCTTTTTTATCTAAATCCGCTTTTAATTTATCAACACTTTCAGATTCTTTCTTTTCTGTATCTGCGTCAGCAGCTACATCATCTTTTTTAGGCAACTCTTCTTTTTTCTTTTTCATATCTTTGTCCATAGTCATGGCGTCATCTTGTTCTACTAATTTTGATAACTGATTTATACCAGCGTCTTTGATTGCCAATTGTGTAGGTATATCCATATTCTTAATCATTTTTTTAACAGCGGGTGTTACATCTGAAGCCTTTTTATTCTTCCATGTATTTTTAATATTTTGAATTTGTTGTGGTGTTAATCTTGATTGTAGGTAACCTGCGTCTTCGGTTTTTAAATGTGAACCAGAAGCTAACTGCATGTCTAAAATTTTTCTCATGTTACCTGATAACTCTATACCACCAGGTATGTCTTTTACTTTTAGACTATGTTGTTTTGCTAAAGATACCATATTAGATTTCTCTTTGTCGTTTCTGAAACCTGTAATTTTACCTGTGCCTTCAACTAAATCTTCCAGTTCTTCTTTTACAACTTCCTCTGGTACACAATTTGGTACTTGTTTACCACCTTTATTTTTCATACCAACTTGTTTATATCCTACCCAGCAAGCCTCTGTAACTGGATTATAAAAGTGTTGGTCTGCTTCTTCATCTATTGTATAACTTTCTGCTCTCACATTTGCGCCGTAAAAATTCATTAAATCTTTTGCAAAGTTATTAAGGTCTTTACCTTTACCATCAACTTTGATAACTCCACCTGTTACTGAAACACCTAAATTTTGTTTCATTAAATCAGCGATTGCTTTTTTTCTTTTATCCATGTCTGATATAGTAACAGACATTTTTTTAAATTCGTGTATTTCTTCTTCGCCTAGAATATCTTTTACCGTTTTTACAGGTAGTTTCATTACTTTAGCAATCTCAGCCGCTGACTTACCATCTTTTTGCATGGCATTTATTTGCGACATTTTACCTTCGCTTATTTCATCAGCAATTAAATCTTCTTCAAAGTCTTCTAGTTCTTTTTTCTTTGCTTCTCTAATCTGTTTAACTTCATCTGTTAATATTTCAACATCTTCTTTTCTAATCTGCATTAGTTGTTGAGCTTTGAAGTTATGTTTTGAAATTAATCTTGCACTAGCTAGTCCTGACACAAAAGGTATATCTGCTTTGTATAACATTGATAACATGTTTTTGTCACCATCAAATTTATCCATAATCTTCATTAATTTATTTGCGTTATCCATACTAATTTTCTTATTTCTCATTGGCTCATAAGCCTTTTTTAAAGCCGCTATCTGCATTTGTATAGCGCCTTCATTTATGGCCTGTGCCATTGTTTTTCTATATCTACTCATTAGTTATTTACCTTTGCTCCTGCTCTCCATTGATAACACGACCAATATCTAGCCTTTGTTTTAGGACCTGGATTATCGCAATTGTGCCTTGCTCTAAAAGATTTTCTTCTAGCCGGGTCATCTCTTTTAATACTTAAACCTGTTGTATCACCAAATGATACTTTTATAACATTACCTTTTTCGTTCTTAACATATACATAAAACTTCTTACTACCACCACGAATAGGGTCATTTAATTTAACTTTTTTGCCTTGATACTCTGACTCTTCTAAAGGTTCATGTTCGTGTTCAAAGATACACTCTTCACATTTCTGGTCTATATCTTCGTATTCTTTAAATGTTTTCATTTAATTACCTTTTCGAGCATTTTATCAACGACTTGTTTTAACTTGGCTTCTGCCTCTTCTTTATATCGTTCCCTATATTTATCTATTGTGGACTCTGAAGCTGCCCACTCTTTTACATCTTTTTCAGTAGGTTCTTCTCGTTCTCTGTCTAAAAAGCCTTTTACTTTCTTTTTAGTAACCATTTCACCACTTCCAGGCTTAGATGGTGTATAGGAACCGTTTTCAAAACCATTATAACTTGGTTCTCCTGGTGTAATAGTTGATGTATGTTTAGCATAATCTTGACCTATATCATAGGCGTCTTGTAAATCTTTTTTAAACTCTCCAAACATCTTCTTGTATTTTTGTGTGTGTTTACTAGGTTTTGTCTTAGCTCCCTTATCGCCAGGTGCTGGGTCGTTGTCATTCTTTGTTGTATCGGTATTCTTAAAGTGTGAAGCTCGTTTATCTTTTGTGTCTTTAGATAATGATTTATAGTATTTCTTTGGTTGAGTTCCATCTTTATCCTTTACATCTCTGTCCTGTGGTAATTCAGTCTTTTCTGAAACGGCTTCAAATCCATAGTCAACATTTAAGTCGTACTCTCTCATATCTACCTCTCTATCGGCGGCTATAGGAACACAATCCCATATCCACGCTTTGTGTAAATTGTTATTAGTATCTTCTACAACAATATAATTAGTTCCTTTTCTAACCACTTTACCTTGTACATCTTCTTTGACATAATCAACCTTATCATTAATATTAAATATCATATCTCTAATATAAAGGTCTCTTAATTGTTGTTGTTCAAATTCTTCCATACTTGCAATCGGTTTTACATTTCTTTGATAGATATAATTAGCAGCCAATCTCATACCTTTTCTAACACTCTTCATAATATTTTCTGCGTCAACACCACTAGGTAAACCTTTTCTAAAACTATCTAGGTCTCCTTTGGCAGCTGCAGCTCTCATTTTACTTGCACTCATGCCTGTAGCACCTTCAGCGTCAGGATCCCTTTCACCGGCCGATAACACATTAATGTTATCAAAGTTGTAATAACCATGTCTTGATTTTATATCATTGTATTTGTTTATGATAGTTTCAAATTCTCTTACTCTATCACTTCCTACTACCATAAAAATTTCTGTATATCCTTTTTTATATAAGATAGTACATATATCTAGTATCATATTTGTAGGATTTATTTCAATGTTTCTAGCATGTCTAGTAAACATTTTTTTCATTATAGAAAGTTTATCTCTAGGAGATAACGGATTCTTTTTAGAGTCCTCACTTCTACTTAAATAAATTTTGTAATCATCTGCTCTTACACTTGCAACTTTATTAATTAACTTCTCATGTCCTATTGTTGGTGGATTAAATCTACCAAATGTAAATGCAATTGACTTTCTTCTTTGCTCGTGTATTTTTAAATCATCTATCTCATCATCTGTTACAACGCCATCATCTAAAATCTTTTTACACTTCTTATAGAATAACAAGTAATGATATTTTTCTAACATCTTATAGATTACATTTTTAGGTAATCTGTTTTTAATACCAAACTTTTGTATTTCATCTGGCGACATATCTTTATCAAAAGCAGCTCGTCTATCTGCGTCAACACCATCACCTATTTTTACAATTTGAGCAATACTATCTTCTATTTCTTCTAACTTATCTTTAATCTTTTCTTGTAGATTTAAAATATCATTAGGTTTTAATTCTTTTAATTCTGCATAATCAATAAGGTCTCTTTTTAATTCGCCTTTAATTACATCTAACTCTTGTACTTTTTTATTAAACTGGTCAATATAGTCATCAACATTAAATACAAAATCATCTGGTCTTTTTATAAATTTATTACCCTCTATATCATAAACTGCGTCAGCCTTTTTATTTTGGTCATCATAAGTTTCTTTATCTGTAATAAAATAATAGTTAACAGGATGCTTTGTACCAGGTATTAATTTACCTTGTATGTTATTAGGATTTTTAGATGATAAAAATTGTTTAGATAATCTTTCTCGTTCTTCTTCTCTTTTATCTTCAGGCACATCAAATAAAACATTGATATCTAAATCTGCGTCATTTCTATATCTATGTGTAAGAATAGAACCAATCAATGACATTTTTAAAACAGGATATTCTTTTTCAAATGTTTCTATCTGGTCATAAATCATCTTCTTGACACTAGGTTTTAAAGTAGGGTCGCTAGTATCAGAATTATTAAACACACCAGGTGCATAAGTTCTTCTTGGAATATCTATGATACTTTCTTTAAAGGTTTTCATCTTCTTCTTAATTTTCTTTCTGTCGCCATCCATCTTTTCGCTGTGTACGACTTAATTTTATTTGACAATAATTTTCTAACACTCTTACCTACTTTACTCATAACAATCGTTGTAAGTTCTTTATCATCTTTACTATTGTCAACAATTACCATATTTCCCATACCAAATAAATTTTGAAATCTACCTATATTACTTTGTACACCTTCCCAGGATTTTCTAGTAATATATTCTGGTACGCTTCTTTCTCTTTTAGCATTTCTATCTAAAGCGACCTGTAAACTCGTATTAACAAATATCATATAACAATCGTAACCCAATTGTCTTAATTGTGCTACTTGACTTTTAATTTTATCGTAATCTCTACCAGTACCATCAACAACCATACCTAATCTACCTTTGATTGATAAGTCCATCATGCTACCAGTTGTTGCCTTTGCTCTTGCTCTTACTATATCTCTAGCTTCTTCTTCATCTTCAGGCATTTTAAGAGATAGATTATTTTTTTTCAATGCAACTTCAAAAGCATTATCAGAGTTTATCATTCTTAAACCTGTACCACCGAAAGAGCCTCTAGTTACAAAAGTTTTACCTGAACCTGGACCACCTGCAAGGAAAAATGCCTTGAAGATATTAGGGTCGTATAGGCCTTCTTCTAAATATCTTATGTCGTCATATTTTTTCATTGTGTTTTATCTATAATAGTTTGTGCTATTTCCTCTGGTGTACCACCCTCTGCTTTTATGTTTATAATATCATCTTTGTAATAATATAAAAGTGGTTCTGTTTCTCTTTTAAATACTTTTAATCTATTTTTAATAATCTCTGGTTTATCGTCTGCTCTACCTCTTGCTGTCAATCTTCTTACAACTTCTTCCTCTGACACATCAAGAAATATTACATAATCATATTCAATATCTTTTTCTTCCATTGCTTTTGCTTGTTCAACATTTCTAGGAAAACCATCAAACACATAACCTTTTTGAGCGTCTGGTTTTTCTAATCTATCTTGTACAGCTTTAATAACAATAGGTGTAGGTGCAAATTCACCTTTTGATAATAAATCTTTTACTTTATCATTTGTCTTTGCCAATTTTCTCATCATATCACCAGTATAAATGTGGGGTATGTCAAGTTTTTTTGTTATAATTTCTGAATAAGTTGATTTACCAGAACCTGGTCCACCTATCATTATGATTCTTCTTCTACCTAATGCTTCAAATATATAATCTTTAAAACTTTTCATTAATTCCAACCTTTTGGCATAGTAAAGTTTTGCCTACTAAATTCTAATCTATCTACAAGTTTAATTGCACCTGCAACTTTATCAACTGCAACATAACCCTCTGGTGCCGTAACTCTATAACCATTTGATGTTCTTAAAAAATTACCTATGCTTTGTATTTGATTCATTTTCTGTAATAAAGTATTTTTACAATTACCTAAAGTTATATGACTTGCAATTGCAAAATATAATGCTGTTCTGTTTCTGTCTATAAACTGTAAGTTATCTTTCTTTGCTTTAATAAATTTTTCTTTACCTCTAGGTGTTTTTCTTGAATCTATTTCCATATTAATATAGTTTTCATAGTAATCTCTAAATTGTTTTTGCATGGTATTTACTTTTTCCATACCAGCATTTGAATTCTTTATGTAATAATTAAAATATGTTTTTAATCTATATCCTACTGATAATTCTTCTTGCGAGGACTTACTCATTAAATCTAAAATCGGACTTGCTTTTCTTAATGAACCTTCAGCCATTCTAATTTGAGAATCAAACTGTTTCAATTCTGCTGAGGTAAATGTAGAGGCGCCTGAAGTATCTTGATAACTTGCACTTGCTAAAAATATATTTCTACTACTAGAAGCTTTAACTGTACCAAAACTAGCGGATAAACTATTCATTTTTTTACCCGAATATTGAGTATGAAATACTATACCCATTTTTGCTTTAATAATTCTTCTACCTAAATCACTCTTAATTGGTACTGCATATGTTATTGTATTAGGTGTAAATGACACCATTTTTTCACCATCTATAGTAATTGATTTTAGGTCATCTGTATATAATAAATCACCTTGTAATATACCTTTAATATTTAATCTTGATAATTGAGCAAGACATACAGTTAACTTTTTCGCAACTTCACCACTATGATTTCTACGAATATCTGATACGGTATAATTTATTTTGGGAGTTACATTAAATACTGATTTAGTACCGACAAAGAATTTGCCGTTTTCTGGATTGATACCACAAATAATAGCAGGCGCACCGTCCCACTTTACGGTAATATTAGTCTTAGCACCACTATTACCAGCCAGCATATTTCTAACTGACTTTAAAAAGTTTATTGCGTTATCTCCACCTTTAGAACCTCTGTTAATTATATCGTCTTCTAAATGTTCTAAATGTGTATTTTTATCTTGGGTTTGAAACCCTTTAAAACTAAACATTTTTCTCTCTCATTTTTACCCATTATACTATAAATTGTGTGGTTTGGCAACCACTTTTCAATCAATTCATCAACAAATATACAACTATTTATATTAATTTTTAGCTAAGCCGTTGTATTTTACAGCAAGGTTGAAGAATTGACCTAATTTGTGTTGTACACCAACCTTATTAGACCTTACTGCCATGTTCATAGTACCTATTTCCTGTCTGCCCTCATATAAAATCAAGTCAAAATTTTGTTTAGATGTTTTAGAGGTCTTTGCCACCACATTGGTTGCTCTTGCTAGTAAAACATTTAATTGATTAGCGTCTTTGACTTCTTGATATTGATTACCTACAGCCTTAATAATAATTACAGGTACATCTGATTGTTTTAAAATACTCTCTCTGCAAAACTTGATAAATTTTGGTAAACTTTTAGTCATTATATAGCCTAGATAGTTTCTAATTATAGCCAAGTTTGCGTCATAATATTGTTCGTATTTTTGAGGATACTGTTTTTCAAATTGTTCTAAAATAGATAAAGTATTACCTCTTGTTGCTACATCATAGTCTGCACTCGTTATACCAGGTATATTAGAGTATGTTTCTTTATACAAAATACTTTTTAATTTTCTAACTGATTCATTTGCCTGTGTTTCAAAACCATTAATTATAACATTAACATAAGTATTTAATAATGGTTCTTTTGATGAGCTTGAACCAGCCTTCAAACTAACACCTAATAGTTTTTTTGGTGTAAATTCTATAACTATATCTGCCGGAGAATTACCTGGTACTCCTGGTGGTTTTGCTCTATAAGTCCAATATACTTTTTTAACTCTTTGTGTTCTCTTTACATCTTTTAAATATTTTAATATGGCAAATGCGTTATTCATTTTCTCTTTAAATAAAGAGCTATCTGGCATTTTTTCAATAAAATCTAAACCTGCTTTTTCATCTTGCGTTGTTACATAACAAGTTTGTCCTTTAGGTAATTTTAATATTTTTTGATATGCTTTGTTAATATCAGTTTCATTTATATTATTAATAAACATTAAACAAGGCATTAACTCTGTTATTGTAGAGTTTAAAGTGGTCTCTGTCATACCACCAGATTTTGGTTTATAAACTAATCTGATTAATGAACCACCAACAAACTGAAACTCTGTAATATCTTCACTTGATAAACTAGTTTTAGTTTGTTTAAAAGGAACCTTTTTAGCTTTTAACTGTGCCTGTACAACTCTTCTAGTACCGTTTCTATCAGTAGAACGCAAATAGAAAACCGTTGCTGTTTTAGTAGATTTCTTTTTATTCTCTTCTAATACAGCACTACCTCTGGCAGCTAACTCTGTTAAAAATTTTAATTGTTTTGGATTCATGCCCCACCTCTACACTATTTATAGAAGTGTGGCAATAGTAATTTAGGTTATTCTATGTGGCCTGCAGCTATGTAATTCCAAAACATTTTAGGTATTCCACCATTGACTTGCCAAACCTTATGTTTATCTTGAAACTCTGCTAATTTTCTAGCGTCTTCTTCAAAGAAATATTTACCTACAATGTTGCCTGTGGGGTGTTCAACAACATTCCAAATAATTTTCTTGCCTTCTTTACTCATTTCTGTAGAATATGACAATTTTTTCCTCATTGTTTTTGGTGGCCTCTTATCGCCTTTGTGAAATCTTACCTTTTGTGTTCTCTTTTTCGTCATAATTTAAAGTCTGAAAACTTATCGTAAGCGTCTTCTTTTTCTGCTACCTGATTAGCGTCAACTATATCATTAGCCTTTTGTTGAACATCATATAATCTCATTTTTGCTCTATCAACACCAACAATAAATGCTCTGTTAATACTAGGGTCATTATATCTGTTTTTCAACTGTTTAACTTTCATCTGACCTAATGCTTCTAACTCTTCGTTTGATATTAAAGCAAACATAAAGTCGGCAGTCGCTGGAAGGCCAAAAGATTCAGAGGTATCTTCAAGACCAATATCACTTGATACGAAACCAGTTCTTGTAGTTTGTGTAGCAGAAAATATTGGTACATCAAATTCTACAGCTAAACCTCTTAACTCTTCAGCGATTGCCTTTACATAAAAGTATGATGAAATATTGCCACCTTTAAATCTACTTGAAGCACATATGTTCAAATAATCAATAAAGATAACATCTGGCCTAAAGGACTTCTTTAGAGCAAGCTCGTTCATTAACGACTTAAAATGTCCACTATGAGCAGACGCCGTTGGATATTCTTTAACAATGAGTTGACCTTGAGTCTTCTCTCTTAAATTTTTCATTTTACCATCATATAATTGTTTAGGCATATCATGTAGGTCTTCCATTGTAACATCTAATAAGTTGGCGTCAATTCTTTCTGCAATTCTTTCCTCTGCCATCTCTAAAGTAATATACAATACATTAAGACCTTGCAACAAATAACTTGAAGCAACATGACACATAAACAAAGATTTACCAACACCAGTACCAGCAAGAGCAATATTTAAAGTCTTACTAGGAACACCACCTTTGGTAATTCTATTCATATAATCTAAATCAAACTGATATCTTTTTTCTTTTGTATGATAAAATTTAAATCTGGCCTCTGCGTCTTCAATATAATCGTGACCAACTGACTTGTCAAATGATACTGCTAATGCTTCTGATAAGATATGTGGTATTGCTTCTGCGTTTCTTTCTTTATCTTTCTTATCAAGTATTTTGATACCACTTAATACTGCATTATGAACAGCACGGTCTTTACAAAACTTTTCTGTTGTTTCTACTAACCATTGTTCATCTGATTCAGTATTCTCAACACTATTTACATAATCTTTTAAGTGTGTTAATTCTTCTTCATTAATATCTTTTCTTGAACCAAGTTCAATAAGCATTGCGTCTTTTGTAGGTAAATTATTATACTTTTCTACAAACTTAAATATTTCACCAAACAATAATTGTTCAACACGATTGCCAAAGTATTCTTCTTTAATAAAAGGTAAAACTTTTCTAGTGTAATCTTCTCTATAAAATAAACTAGATATTATTGTATTTTCAATTCGTGATTGCTGTACCATTCTCTACCTTTTCTGCTAAAAGTTCTACTAAAATATCACCGATAAAATCTATGAATTTGTTATCTTCTAAATCAACATTGTTTGGATTTCTGTCAACAACATAATCAAACTTCATAGGTAATTTACCATCAGGATTCTCATTCTCAGCAAATCCTACTTTGCCATAGTGATAAATTATATCTTTGAATTTACCTTTTGTTATTTTTATACAAGAGTAATCTTTATCATCTCTTTGTACAAAAACAAAAGGTTTATTGTTCGTCTTGTCCGTATGTGAATTTCTTTTGGGTATATTCATCAATTTGTTTTAGTATCTCCGTTGTAAAATATTTTTCAGCGTTCTCATTTATTTGTTTACCAAATACTTTCGTACCATCAGGCATTTCAAATCTTGTAGATACTTTCTTAAATATACCTGCCTCTTCAGCAAGTTCTAAAAGTCCGTAATGTCTATCAAGACCATCTTTGTATGATAGTCTTACATCTATTTGAGCATTCTCTTTTGTTATTCTTGATTTATAATTTTTACAATGTATGATATTACCAACTACCTCGGTGCCGTCTTTGTCTTTTCTTTTACCAAGATAGATAATTGATGAAGCAGCGTATTTCAAACCTGAACCACCACCCATTTCTTTTTGAGGAAACATAGAACCAATTACATCATAGGTGTGATTGGTCATAATCATAGGAACATTTGCTTGTCCTAATTTAAGTGTTAAAACTCTAAATGTAGATTTGACAATTTGCGACCTTGTCATATCTCTTGTTTCTTTACCAGCAGCTGTGTCTTCCATTTCTTTTGTAGTAGATAACATACCTAAACTATCTAATACAAACAACATAGGTTTTCTACTTGCCTCTGGTTGTTCTAAATATTTGTCTATAACTTTTATTGATTGATTTCTAAATTCTTGTACAGTTGAAACAGGCATTACCACCAATCTTTTACTATCAACACCTCTACTCTCAATCATATTTTTAGAGATAGCATTTTCTGATTCAAAGTATATTACACCTGCGTCTTTATCATTATCCAAAAATGACTTTACTACACCTAATGCAAAGAATGTTTTTCCTGTGGCAGCCTCACCTGCAATTGCTGTAATACGATTACCTGGTAAACCACCGTGAATTGAACCTGATAGAAGAGCATTGAAAGAATAAGAACCTGTATCTATAAACGAATCTACATCACCACCTGTAATGCCTTCACTTGCTAAACCAGCATATTCATTACCAGTTTGTTTAATTATGTCCTTTAAAAAGTCGCTCATACTCTATCATCTCCGTTTCTGTATAACTTATTGTATACCATTTTATATTTAGACTATACAATACTTTCTTAATATTGTCAAGCTCCTGGGGAGGAAAATCATGGCTAATATAATCATTGTATTTTCTGTATATTGTTATTCTCATAAATCATTGGAATAGTCCTATGACTATTGCGTTTAATAGGAATGTTCCACCTATTAATATGACTACCATTGTTAATAATGCTTGGCCTTCGTTCATAAGTATTTGTCCAAATCTGTGCCTTTTTCAATAAAACACATTAAGTTTAATCTATAATCATCAACTGGTTCACCTTTGTGCCAATATTCTCTTGACTTTAACCAGTAGGCGTCACCAGGTCCATACTCCATGGTTTCTATAGGTGTATGGTCATTTTCACCAACAAGTGTTGATGTTTTAAATCTACCTATAAGAGGTATAATTAAACTTGTTTCAAATAATTGTATAAAGTCATCACAATGAGGTGCTAATTTACCTGATTGCTGATATTCTTGAATAGTACAATATCTAGGTCCGCTTTCTTTGTACATACTCAATAAAGGAATTAAACTATTTAAATAATTCCATAAATTTTCTGGCATTTGTTCTTCCCAAAAATATTGTCCAGGTCCTAGATAATCTGGTGATGTAGAACCTGAATTTTTTAATTGTGCTTTTCTAGCCCATACCCTAACACTATCCAGGTCATAGTCTAGTTTAAATTTATTCATTGTCTTCATCTGATTATATCAATCTTACTATCTTTAGTCCAAACTTCAAGTTCATTTCTTAATCTTCCTTCTTGGCTAAGTTTATCAAATCTTTTTGTGGCAAGTTTTCGCCACCATTCTATTAGTTCATTATCATAATATCTATCAAAATTAGGAGCCTTAACTATCTTATCAGTTTTACCATTTACTATATCAATATAATTTTCAATACCATAGTTTGATACATAATATCTTTTTCTTTCAGTAAGTCTTTTTGCATTTGTTATAGTATCTTTAAACTTTTGTAAATCATCTCCGTCTAATGCTTTTTTAATTAGACCTTGAATTGCTGTTGTTACTTTGAGTTTTCTGCTTGAAGCGTCTTCTTTGATAAAGACACCAATTCTATCTTCAACATATTTTACCATATCTTTATATGGTTTTCCATGTATCATAGGAATAAAATCACTATCTGTTAAACCTCTATTTCTTAACATAGGTTTCATGCCATCATATTGACTTGATGATTTACTATTACCATATAAAGATGTGGTTTCAAACATAACTAAATTCATATCATATTTTTTATTCAGCATTTCTCTTACTTCATGCGAACAACATAAGGCAGCCAATAATTTACCACCAAGATAATTATAACCAAAAGGTTGTGATGGCACAATAACAAAACCCATAATAGAAGTTTTATTGAATACTGTCAAGTTAGGAACATTTCCTAGTAAAACATTTCTAGGTCTCATATTAATAACTGGCGAACCGAATCTCATAAAACCAACATACTTGCCTGTGTTCATTTCTTTTACTGCAAGTTTTAAACTTTTACCTGGAATACTTACCATATTACTATGACTTGATATCATATTAATACAAGTGTCCCATGTATGATTATCTAATTCAACAACTTGTAAATCCATTACCTGTGGAGACATGGTAAAGTCATCAAATAATTCTGTATCTAAACCCATACCAGGTAAAGCAGTAGGTATAGTTTCAATTTGAGCCATTTTCTGGTCTCTCATATATTGGTCTATACGATTAAACTGGTCAAAGTAATCTGAAAAGATATTGGCAACATGTTTTGCCTCTGATTTATTTAGGGTCTTCATAGTTCCACATTAATAATAATAAAGCAGGTATCATAACACACAGGATAGAAATTGTCAAGGCTAGTATTATTGTCATTCAATTATATATTTTGCACTCATAGGAAAATGGTCTTTTAAATGTCTAGTAATAAGTTGAGATATTTGACGAGTTTCCGATTGTGAGTCTTCTTTGTTTCTTAAATTACATACTCTGGCAAATGCATAAAGAGTACCAGACCAATACCATTCTGTCATCATACATTGAGGTAATATCATTCTTGCCATTTCAGGAGCAATATCTTCTTTTAACATATTATTATATGTTTCTTTACACCATTTAATAGTAGGTGTTATATCATATTCAATTTCCTCATCACTAGAACCTTGTTTTTTATCTTCAGCCTTTTTACGCCACATGAATGGTAAATAAAATTCTGGTTCATCATCTACATATCTTCTACTAACTTCATTCCAAGTTAAACCTACTTGATGTTTTACTAATTGTCTTGCTACAAATATAGGTGCCTTAATTTTAAATTGTAAACTAGCATGACCAAAAGGTGACCAATGATTATGTTTTGCCAGATATTTAATAAGTTTTTCATCTCTGTTGTCAAATTCTTTTTTCATTTTTGCAAACGAAACACGAGCTGCATTTACTACCGATAAATCATTACCCATTTTATCTATTAATTGTACATCCATTTTATACCTCGTTTCCCCAATAATCCCAATTCTCATATGGTTTTTTTCTTGCAAACATTTCAAGATAAGGTCCTGGAACCAATCGTTCTATTTCTTTATGTAATAAAGGTTTCTCGGAATGTTTACGCCTTTCAGATATAACTAATTGAGCCACATCTTTATGAATTCTTTTTGGTTTGCCTTTGGTTGCAAGTAAACACATTTCAGGATTGCCTCTGGTCCAGTAACCTAGACCTGTAAAAAATCCCATAGTGTTTTTATTTGTCTTTGCCCATGTAAAACCTACGGTCTTATATTGAAAACCCCAGGCCTCTATTACATCAAATGCTAGGTCTAACATAGGGTCAATAACCCACATTAATAATACAGAGTCATCATCTGCAATATCTTTTACAGGTAAATCGCATATGTCTTTTAACTCCATGCAATTGTAATGTTGATTAGGATTTCTGCCTTCTCCTTTTTTAGACCTTGATTTAAAATACCAAGGTGGGTCGGCGTAAATACATTTATATTTTTTAGTAGGAAAATTAACCAAAGAAGGCCTCCAAGTTTGCTTGAGGTTCTGCTTTCCATCCAACTGCGTCTAATATAAATCTCATAGGGTCAAGGAAAGTTTTCTCAAATTGTATATCATAATTGACATAAGGTTTTATTTTAAACTCATCTGGTAATGTAGTCATATAACTTATGACATCAAATTTAAATGGGTTGGCGTCTTTTAATTTAATAAACTTAATCTTATCTCCTTCTTGTATTAAAGGATACTTTTGTTGTAAACCAAGTTTCTGTATTTGATAGTTATATATCAATGCACCTTTCACATGGATTGGTGTGCCTTTGATAAAGATATTAGAATGGTCACGATACTTTTTAAGATTATTACAACTTCTAGGAAAAGCAATAGATTCTGGTGGCAATTCAAAAAATTCTTTTCTAAATTCTGAAACAAGATTTTGTAAATCAGTTTGTTCTTTACCCATGATAACCTTAATTGCCTCTTTAATTTTACCACGACAAACTTGTGGTGTGCTAGATTTAACTGCTTCTATTCCCATAAGTTTAAGTTTAGGTTCAGAAAGTCTTACACCTTCCTCATCTAATACATTTAACATATATCTTTTCTTTGCAACCCATATACCTTTATCGGCGATTACTTCTCGTTTCATAACCATGGCATTTTTAAATGCATTGGAATAATCTGCTAACTCATCAAAACATTTTTCTATATATGGTTCAATTTTATTATCACAAACTTTACCAAGAAAATCTATAATCTGTTCTTTAGTTTTACCTTGACAAGTTTTTTCTACAAGTTTATCAAATCTTACATAGATTGAATCTGTATCAGAGGCAACAATATAATCTGTTTCGCCTTTTGTTTGTAACACTTGATTTAGATATTCATTTACTTTCTTTTCAATAAATCTAATAATAAACTGGCCAGCAGTTGTAATACCACTCGCCTGTCTTACATCATAATATCTAAAGTATTGATTGCCTACTGCACCATAAGCTGAGTTCAAGGCAATCTTTTTTGACCATTGAATATTATGACACCTTGCAATCTCTTTGACAAGTTTAGGGTCTTTAGTCTTTTGATATTCTTTCTTCGCCTTTAACATTCTTTGTTTAAAGACAACTCTTTCATTATACATTTTCTCCATCATTTCAGGAAGAAAACCTTGACTATCGTTTTTAAACTTCGCACCATTAGGTGTTAAACATGCACCCTCTGTTTTAAGATAATTAAGTGGTACTTTCATGTCAATCATTTTATTAACATTGACACCGTGAGAAGACTCACCAATGATTTTTTCTGGCGAAATATTGTATTGAATAATTATGTGTGGATATAGAGAGTTAATATCAAATGAAACAATCCAATTATGACCACCTAATATAGGTTCTTTTACATAGGCGCCTTCGTATTTTGTTTCTTTACTATGTTCTTCTCTTGGTGGTACACATATACCTTTTTGCATTAAATGGTTTGCAATCAATGTGTCCCATACTCTAACTTGTGAAAAGATATCATCATAGTTTACTTTTGAATCATATGCAACTGTCAATGACAAATCAATAAGACCAAGTTTATCTTCTAATGCGTCAACAATTTCAACATCTTGAATATTATAATCAACAAATGATTGAAAGTCTTTAGTATACCAATCTTTAAATGTATCATAACCTGCGTCATCTTTACCACGACCAAGTTCTAGTTCACCAATAAAATCTAATCTATAACTTTCTTGTCTTGTAGGAATAAACCATTTGTATAAGTCAAGATAATCTAACATGGCAATACCATATAGATTGTAAACAGTTTGTGGTCTGCCTCTTACATTAATTTCTTCTCTATTCGCCAAGTTCCAAGGCGACATTCTATTTGCAATTTTATCACCTGCAATTAATTTAATTCTATTCATTAAATAAGGTAAGTCAAAAAACTTGGTGTTCCAACCTGTGATAACATCTGGATGATTTTTAATCCAGAATTTCATAAACTCAAACATCAATTGTTTTTCGTCTTTACATTCCACATAAGTTACATCTGGCCGGTCAGTTACAAATTTACCGACACCCCAAGTTAATATCTGTTTGTTAGATTGATTCTTTACTGTAATACATAACAACTCTTCTACAGGATTTTCTACATCTGGAAAACCACCTTCACAGGTTGTTTCTATATCAAGTGTGAATATTTTTATTTGGTCTTTGTCCCATTGTATATCCTCTGGATATTCTGAACCAATGTATTGATAGTGATATCTTTCAAGACCAAAAATAGGAGAATTTTGAGTAGCAACATCTTTACGAAATCTACGAGCTGCACTTATATTTGTAAACTCTATAGGTTTTAAATGTTGACCTTGTAAGGTCTTATATTGAGATTGTTCCTGTGTTAGGGCGTAGAGGGTAGGACCGAAATCTATTTTTTCTTTGTAATCTTTTCCGTTTAAAATACCACGAATTAAAAGTTTACCTTTGTGTTCTATTACATTCTTATAAAAGTTCATGCTCTCTCAATTTCACCGTTACATTATTTAAATCATCATTTAATTGTATTTGACATGCCAACCTAGACACGCCTTCTTTATAATCTTTTTCATACTCTAATAGAGATTGTTCTAAAGAGTTTTCTTTTATCTTCAACTTTTCCAACCATACATCATCTACATACACATGGCAAGTACCACACGCACATGAGCCGCCACAATCAGCAGGTATTTCTCTTAAACCAAGTTCTTTAGCTGCCTCCATCATAGTTGTCCCTACAGGAACATCTACAGATTGAACAAGGGTTCCGTCAGCGCTAACAAAGTTAACTTTTACCATTAAGGTAATTTTGTTTCAGTTATTAATTCTGGTTTTGGAGCGATAATGCTACTTGTATTTTGTTGATAAGATTTTAAAATCTCTGGTTTAGGTGTAACCATTGTTACTACCTTACTTTCATCAATTATTACCTCATCATCTGCCGAGTATGGCATATAAGGCGACATCATCAATTGCACAGGTTTACCTGGCGCCGATTGTGTTGGTATAATCACAAACGATTTTTCTATTGTAATCAACTGCTGTGATATAGTTACTTTACCTATAACATCTTCGCCAGTTGACATTCTTAATATTTTCACTTCACTCATATTATCTCCTAATCTAAACTATATTTAGTAGTTATCACATACTTTCTTTGTGGATTTACCATAACATTTAATCTTTTCATAAATGCTCTATCAAGTAAAATAGGTGTTCTATCTTCTCTATCATCTATAGTAAATTCTACATCTTTATAATATCCACCAGCAAACTCTACATCAAGAGTTACAACATATCTTGTTTCGTCATAATCTCTTAATCCGCCTACTTTGATTTCTTCTTTTCTTATTATTTTAGATGTAATGGTTTTGTTTAACAAAGTCCATGTGATTTCATTTCCTTTTATCTTATATTTGTCGGCATGAATTACAGGCATGCCAGAATTACCCGTATCAAATTTTGATACTAATTCGCCAAACGGTTTTATGGTTAAAATTTCTTTAAAACCACACTCCGTCGGAACGGTGTATCTGTTTTCTCCATTAGCAAAATGATTGATAACTAATTTTGCAATGTTCATTTTAGTAGCGTCTTCTATACCCTCTGTACCAGGTGAAGAGTTTACTTCAAGAAAATAAGGTGGTTCTTTATCTCTGTTTTTACTTGGTATAAAGTCAACAGCAGTCCAGTATCCACCAACTGCCTTAGCAGCTTTTAATGTTTCTTCTATTTCTAATTCTGTTAGTTGTATATTTTGTGGTTTAGAACCTTGCGATACATTAGACCTAAAATCTCCTTCAATTACAGGTCGTTTCATAGCCGCTAATACTTTACCACCTAAAACATGAGCTCTTACATCATACTCTGTTTTAATATATTCTTGTATTAATAAATCTGCGTCTTCATCTTGTTTGTGAATTAATTGTACAATCGAATCTAAACCTTTTGCACTATCAACAAATAATACACCAACACCCTTACTACCTCTTAATGTTTTCATAATCAAAGGAAACTTAATGTCTGCCTCTGCTACTTGTTCATTTGCTTTTTCGGGGTCATTTATTAATTTTGTTTTTGGTTGTGTTAAACCATAATCTGCAAGTCTTAATGCTGTTCTATATTTGTCAGCACAAATATTAATTGTAGTTCTAGGATTTACTAGAGTTGCATTTGCTCTTTCAAGTATAGATACAAAGTCCATCCAACTATCTTTTCTAGTTACTGAACCTCTTACTATTGCAACGGTCATAGAGCCAACTTCAAATCCTTTTTTATCGTCTTTGTTATGGAATCTACGAATACCGTCCTCGTAAGTTGTATAACCACCTGTAAGTTTGAACAGGTAATATGGATAGTTTAACTTCTTACATTCTTCTTGAAGTCTATCGGCAGTATGAAACTCTTTAGCATTATCAGGCTCGTCTGTAATAATCAATAGACGCAAGAATGCCTTGTCGCCTTTAGCTTCATCTATGAATTGTTTAAACTTTGGTATTTCCATCGCCATCTTTGTTCTCGTCTGATTTTTTACCTATATTATATTTAGCGGTTAAGTTCCACTCGTTTTTCTCTTTGAAAGGTAATACTTTAATCTGACTCAATGGCGCTTTGTTTTCTATAGCGGATTTAACAACAATATCTATTAGGTTCCAATCTTGCAATAACACAGCAATTGTATTTCTTCGTTCAATATCGTTTGATGTTAATGTAGATTTTTTGCCATCAAGAGCAAATAATTCTTTGAAATGTGTTATGTAATACTTACCTTGTTTATGTAGAATATGACAAGATTGAAATAATGTTTTGTCTTTTCTTGACGCAACACCTATTCTTGTTAAGGTTTCTCTTACTTTTAAAAAGTCGTCTGGTTGTTTTATGGTCACCTCAAGCATATCTGCCGGTGCCCAATTTATAATTTCTTCACTCATTTTTTTCTCCCACCTTTTGACAGGCTCATTTTGATTTCATCAATTTGGCTGTCTGACAAGAGGTTAAGAGCTTCTTTTGCCTTTGTATTGCTATAACCATAATACTCTTTTACTACTTCTAGGTCTTTAACTTTCTTTTGGGAAAGCCATTTACCACCAAATCGCTTTTTCTTTCTAATACTATTTAGTAAATAGTGAAATTGCATACGCTTTGGTAAGAAGTGAAAACCGTTCATCTCATTACTATGCATTATTGTATCATAGAACATTGATAAACAACGATTAATTATATAAGTTGGGTACTTCTTCTCCCACATAATATCATCTGTATCTAAAAGAGGAGTTTTTGTTTCATTAATTGCTTTTAGATAGTCTTTTAATTCATACATCATTCATATCCTGGTAAAACTGCTGTGCTTCCTCTATGCTCCCAATCACGGCAGTTTGAAGTTTTACTTTTATGACATTCATAACACAATGTCTGTAAGTTACTTGCTTGATTGTTTTTTCTATTACCATCTTTATGGTCTACCTGTAAACAACTTGGTCCAATGGCATTATCATTTTTACCACACATCTCACAAAAATGTTTCTTATGTCTGGTATATTTGCCGTTTGCATAATTATATGTTTCTTCATTATGCTTTTGGCAATACTTTCCATAGTTACCATAACCTTTATTTTGTTGAAGTTTACCACAACCTGGTATTACACATACACCTCTTATCTTCATTTAAACTTACAACTTGCCATAATTTCAGTTAAACATGCGACCATATTAATTTCTTGGTCGGCTACAAAGGCAGATTTATATTGATAACCTGCTATAACTAATACTGCTTTAGGTATTGAATTAGAATCTAAAGTAGAATATAACAACTCGTAAATTGTAGTAAATAATGAAGATGGTTCTTTGTCAAGATTATTAATGACCCACTTTCTCATATCATTAAATCTTTTTTCTTTTAGTGTCTTAGCCAGTTCTTTAGTATTTGCCTCTGATATACTAAACAATATACCACTATCAATTTTACCTCTTACTGAATACCTTTGAAGTTCATTAATAGTTCTTCTAAAGTCTGGATAATGTTTTTGTATTAACTCTGCTAATACTTTTTTATCATATTCAACATGTTCATCATCAAGTATCTTACCTAGTCTTTTCATTAATGCCTGTGCTGTCTTGACTTTTTGACCATTCTTGATTGCAAAATCAATTACGGTACAACGACTATGTAATGGTTTGATAATTTTGTTTTTGTAGTTACAAGTAAATATAAATCTACAATTTTGATGAAATGATTCTATGAAGTTTCTTAAAGCAGGTTGTACAGACTCGGCATTCATATAATCTGCCTCATCTATTATTACAACTTTATGTTTAGATGTTTCTGCCAAAGATACAGTTGAAGCAAAGTTTTTAATCTTATGCCTTAAAGTATCAATTTGACGGCCTTCATCTGAACCATTGATTATAATATAATCAGTACCTAGTTCTTCACATAAAGCACGAGCAACCGTTGTCTTACCAGTACCTTGCGTACCAGATAATAACAAGTTAGGTATTTCTTTTTGCTTTAGAAACTCTGAAAAAGTATGTTTAATATCTTCAGTTAAGATACATTCTTTTATAGATTTAGGACGGTATTTCTCCACCCATAAGTATTCGGACATATAACCTCACTTAAAATGTTGAATCAGATTCAATAGCAACCCAATATTGAATTGGTTTGTTTGTATTGATAAAGTGAGATATTTTCTGTGAAGATATTGCCACATCATAATCTCCTGGAATCATCTTAAAGTTTTCCGTTTTGAAATATGCTGTGAATTCTTTGTCTGTTTCACCTACACTAATCTTATAATTATTAGAGCCTGGTGTTTTTTTGTCCATAGCAGTTAAACTAATCTCTTTACCATCACCTGTTACAGCAATGTCTGGTAAATTAAGAGTGGTTACACCTCTCATAAGTTTAGTAAACATATCACTCTTTAATTGAAAAGTAACATACTTATCTGGCATAGTAATTGCTTTTGACGGTGCAACTACAACCGATTTATCTGCAAAATAATATTTAATTTGTTGTCTTGAATTATCATCTGCTATTGTCAAATTCTGACCACCATTAAATTTAAGTGTCTTCTTGTCAAACAAGTCAACTGCTCTTAAAAATTCTGGTAAATCATAGATAGCAAACTCTTGTTCAAACTTCTCTGATATTTCAGCCTCTGCTAAAATGTTTTTCAAAGTAGAGATAGTTTGAAGTTTGTTGCCTGGTTTCACCAGAATATTCTGGTTGATATCTGAAAAGTTTTTCAGAATGGCAACTGTATCACTTGATAGGTTCATTATATAATCTCCGTTTCATAATTTAATTGGAGCGGATAAGAGGTACTGCCCCTCTTTCTGCAAGTTGGTAACCTGCCATAATACTTTTATACGATATCCGCATTATCTTAATATACACTAAAGGCGTCCCATTGTCAATGCTGGAACGCCTATAGTTTTATTCTTTATTTAATGTTGATAGTTCTAGCCTTTTTATGGTCTGGAACAATCTTCTCTAAAGATACTTTTAAAAGTCCGTCTTTTAATTCAGC